TACAGCAATACCAATAACTTGATCTCGAGCACGTTTGGCGTTACCATAGATTGATAAACCTGTAGTTTCAGTATCAACGCAGGGGTCTGTACAAGCCAACAATAGTGGTTTAACAGCTTCGAATTGTTGGACGGAGTCAATCAGCATAAAAGCACCTCCAATGTCGTGTTGTATTGCGTTCCATCCCTAAGGGGATTGGAACACAATACAACATCGACGAACATTCGCGCAACATTAATTGGTGGATTCCTGCAGCTCTGACACTGACACCACGCGAGTAATTCGAGAGGAGGGTTTGCCGTTGTATTCGTCAGCTTCCACGACGATTCCACAGGGCTTGTTAAGTACATCGCCCCGGCTAAATTTGACGGTTTCGCCCGCCTGACCAACGCCAAGGGCAATTACTGTCTCAGCAACTTTCCACATCGCGGCAGGGGTGATTGCTGTCCAGAGTTTGAATGTTCTACCTTGAAAGTCCCCTGAGGACACTTCGAAGTCCCATACAAACATTGGGTTGCCGCCCTTAGACACAGTTTGCTGAACGTCTATACACCGGGCGGGATACATGCCGTCGGGGATAGTGTAGCCGTCGGATACCCCTGAAAGGTCAACTTCAAATGTATCATTGGCATTGGATGTAGGGTTATTGGGGATGGGTGATGAATTTGCGGGAGCAGTAGTTGGAATGAATGGATTGTTTGACATAAAATTTCCTCCTTAGGTGTTGGTTGCTTTAAAAGCATTGTAAATTTTAGTAAATGTGGGGTCTTCAACCACTGTACCGAGTCTTCTGGCAAAATTCGATTCTCGGACTTTGGCGGCGAAGTTGTTAATGGGCTGAGTAAGCAAGTATCGATGCATAACAGTTTGATAGTTACCGTCCTGTTCAATCTGAGTGTCAGCGGTGTAAAGATACGCAACTACATCCATGTACCCCATTACAGCTGTACAAAGTTTGTCAGTGAGATTTGGGATTGTTGCTTCGAGCACGTTCGTACCCTTGCGAAGTTTATCCTTTTTATGAGCAATGTAGATCACGTTGAGTGGGAGATCTCGAAATCCGCGCAGGATTCGCGCTAAACGTTTACCGGCTGTACCATAATCCTCCAGATAAACTTCATCAACAGTGTAATTTTTGTTACGTTTGACTCGATTTTTAAAATCGCGGTTGGCTTCCTCTTCCAAAGCCAGCGTAAGAAGTTCGGATATGTTGTCGATAACCACTGTTTGGATACCCTTGTACTCAGGGTCACAACTAATAATCCTGTGAAGTTCTTGTTCCAATTCTTTAGTTGAATGAATGTCAGTGGCGGAAATATCACCGCGTTCTGCCAGTGTAAGCAGACCTCCATCAATGTTGAAGAAGAAGACGTTTTTCATTTCAGGGACATCCTGAGCGGTGCCCGCTAAATGTGTTTTACCACTACCGGGATCGCCATAAATTAAGACGTTCAACTTATTCGCAAATTGCTCTTTAGTGACTTTATACAAAATATTCACCTCCTTCTGTTACTAATGCTATTAGTGTAGCACAAATGGTTGCTGTAATAATTATTGGTGTGTTCATTTAGTCACCCTTTTCCATTAAGAAATCAGCAGCTTCGTCCGCTACATGCAGAAGCCACGCTAACTTGTTTCTACAATAAACTTCTGTTGGGTTGCTATAGGTGGTAGCGTCCCACTGCCCCATATGACAGTTTACGGCTGACGCCTCTTCTGGGGTAAGCTTCATAAACGACTGAATCAGAAAAACTGATTTTGCACCGTGACCGCCATAGGCGAAATCCTCTTCAAACTTCCAAGTTGGGTACTGTTCCCATTGGTTGTTCTTGTCTTTCCTCCATCGCATCTCCGTCTTGTAACACCCAACCTTGCACAGGTCGTGGAACAAGGCGACAATTGCAATGGATTCATCCGAGGCGTCACACTCATACCACTTACACAGCTTCTTTAATTGCGAATGCACATTCAGCGAATGTATGATCAGACCGTTCTCAAATGACCCATGGAATCTAGTTGAAGCAGGTGCTGTGTAGAAATCGGTTGTGTTTAGCCATTGCATTAATTCTTCAATCCCGGTTCGCTGGATAGTTTTTTGAACAATTTCGGTAAAACTGTCTTTATACGTCTTCAACGTCTTCACCTCCCTTCTATACCTACATTATACCACGCTTGGCTTCAATCTGTCAAGTACCTTTTTGACAGGCTCTTCTTTGGCTCTTTCTTGCGCTGAGTAGCCAATACATACTTGTACCCTCGTGTTCTTTTCTGTAACAAGGAAGACACCAAGAAGACCACAGGAGACTAGTTTTAACTGTTCTGACCCGTAGTACGATGTCTCTGAACGTACTCGCTCTGTCTTAAAAAGTCCGCATCATGATTTCGAAGTTCAGCCTGACAAAGTTCCCTAAACTGGCACATCTTACAGTTCCACGGATAGAGGAACCTGTATTTCTTGTTCTTCGCATTCCTCGCTCTTTGGACTGCTCTTGATGCCGGAACCACCACCTGATCCCATATGTTCTTGACCGTTTCGTCATTTCTATACTCATAGGTCGGTCTGAAGAACTCGATATCTGCCAGCTTCTCCCGCATTTCCTCCTCATATGGTGAAGGATCAATGCCGTTGGCAAGGCAAAACTCCGCGTATTTCTTCCATGTAGTCTTAATTTTAGCTTTTGAAACTCCCCCACTCTTCAGGATTTGTGGGTCTGATGCTGGTGTGTTTACATGTTGCCACGTCAGAGTACCTGTGATTTTTATCCCCATCCTTTTGCATGCATGGGCGTAAACTGCGTTTTGTATGTTTGTTTCTTCCTCCTCGTCTGGACTCAGGCTCTTTCTGAACTTGTAGTCAGTACACCATACAAATCCAGTCAATTTATCCCTTAAGATTGCATCAATGTACCCATGCAAACCCTTACTGCCCGCACAGGGAACAACAAAATGAAGCTCTAACGCAGGGATCTTCTTCTCCTCATCAAACAGAGTAAGCACATCGTACCTGTCAATGTCAAACTCATAGAACGCTTGAGTAAATACTGACTTGGCATCCTTTAAGATCTGCTCCTGTTCTGGGATTTCTTCCTGCAGAAATGGCGTAACCTTCATGTACTCCTTCCACATAGTATCCATCTTCTGCAGTGCCGAGTTTAGAGCTTTCTCCTTGTAGTACCCCTGTTCCCGTTCGTGTTCCCACTTGTAGGTCATGCACTCCTGCATCCCCTTGTGGCAGAGTCTACCGATGTTAAGATATGGTCTCTCGACCCTCGGGGTCAGATTCTCGATGTACCCGTATTCCCACTTCTTGGGGCAACTCATAAAGGTTTGGAGCTGAGATACCGACACCATGCCTTCTGGTGTCTGCTTCTTTTCGTCAAATAGACACTTTGTTTTTTTCATTTATTTCTCCTTCTATCGGCTTTTCATAAATGCCCACTGCATTTTGACACCCACATTGCGGGCAGTCAAACATTTCAAAGATGGTGGGCTTTTCTGAGATGTTTCCAAGAAGTGATGCGGACTTCTTTGATAAATACCTGTTTTCTTTTTCGAGTCGGAACTTAAAACCACATGCTCTACATTTAAATTTCTTCATACTTCTCACGCTCCTTCAACGCCTGTTCGGCTTCTTCGTGGGTGAAGAACACAGATGTACTTACCACATTCGCGCTAAATTTTGCACTTTTATCAATCTTTTTAGAACGCGCGAGCAATGTAATTTTCGGGGCAGCATCCCATTCATTAACCGTTGAGCATATTGCATAGACGCCCCACGGTACTACTCCGTGTTTCAAACTTACCGTATAAACTGTAGTCCCTGCTTTACACGGCAGCTCCACGAATCGGGAGCGGTCTTTGAAAAGACTACATTTACCACCTTTAATTAAAGAAAAAACTTCTCCATATTCTTCACACACTTCAACGTGTAAGCAATCCTTGCAACTTGCCATCACTCACTCACCTCTTCCAAAGGACAATCATCGTTTCTTTCCCAAATATCATTGCACTCCCTATCCGTTATTAAACAGTATTTAGTGCTTGAATACTGACTTGGGATGCTAAAAATACACCTAAAACAGTCCTTAGGCATGTCCCAATCCTTTACCAAAATATTCACTCGCTCACCTCCTTGCTAAAAATCGTCTATTTCTTGATCGTGATATTCATCGTTGTGACAATCGGTACATATCCAACCGTTATCTGAATATTCGTCTCGGATCATATCTTTTTGATTAAATCGTCTACCGCAAACTCCACATTTTCTAAAATAATCACGCTTTCGTTTTTTATCCTTTGCCATCACTCGCTCACCTCCGCTTCGATGATGGTCGGAATATTGCGTAAAATATTAATAGCCATATCAATTCCAAATTGTGTTTCAATATCGCCGCACATATCACGATGTCTTTCGAGTTTTTTCATGAGTTCGTCCGCGTCAATCAGCCTGCCGTGAGGTGTGGGGATTTCGATAAGGGGGGCAGTCCTTGTGCTTTTCTTCATACCAGTTATTTATTTCCATTCCACTAATTAAGCAAGCATACGCACTTGTCCCCATTGTTGGTGACAAAACGTTTTTTAGCATCGTTGTCCTAAATCGGCAGTTTAAGCAACTATCAGGCATCTCAACGCCTTTGATAAGTAAACTCATTCTTCTACCTCCTATACCATTTTCCGTCCGGCATCCTCTCTACTAAACCCGCCGCTTCAAGTTGACGAATTTGTCTGGACACGGTAGACCGACTTTTGTTCAGTTGGTTGCAGATTTCTGCTTGTGTAAACTTACCGTCTGTCAAAAGATTTAAAAGGTCGTTTTTGGCAGGCTGCACCGGGTTACCCTGTGTGTTCTGAGATTCATATTCATGTACTGACACAACGTATTTCATGGGGTGTACCGTACTGATATCAAAGTTTAGTGATATCGGTTTTTGGTTACCCATAACTTTTGAGTGTCTGCGGACTACCACCTCATTAGGGGACAACTTTTGATTGCGACGAATCTGCCAGCCTGCCTCCAGAAACGCGTTAAGAAACTGTGAACCCCAAGAATCTTCTCTTGCTGTGCTGTCTATATCAACATTCTTTTTACTATGATGGGCTAGCACAAATGAGCACCCGTATTTATCACGCCAAGTTTTAAGAATCATCATCTGGTTAGCGAGGTCAGCCATGTAGTTATCGACGGTAGATGTGGTTGAATAAAGTGGATCAATTAAAATTGCCTTTGGCTGAATAATTTTAATTTGTTCTTCAAGTTCTTCTAACACTTTCTTATTATCAAATTTAAGCATTCTGGATGGGTGGACATAAATGGGGATATCAGGCATGGGTGACACTTGCCATTCGCCATCATTGAACTTCGGTAAAGAATTTAACTTCTGTTCCACGATTAACGCCATTCTGTCAGTTAAACCTTCATGAGAATCTTCCTGCTGAATAATTAAAACGGAACCTTTAGTGTTGACCTGAAACTGTCCAAGAAACGGTGTTCCTGTGGCAATTGACACAGCCAGATCAAGTAGAAGCCACGTTTTATAGGACTCTGGCGGTGATACTAAAAATGTGATTGATTTGTCCGGCAGCCAATCCGACACCGCCCATGACACACCGGCACCACCATACCCCTTAACGTAATCAACCATTTTCATTACGTCGAACGTTGGGGATTTAATGTCATTACCATTAGTATCATCACTGAATTCCACTGAGGTAAACTGTTTATCAACGCCAACATGAGACCGCTCTATGCTCTTTATAGTTGTGCGAAGTTCCTTTAATGGCATTGGTGGGTCATTCTTCTCGTTCCAGTCAAGAAGCAATGCTTCAACAATGTCCGCAGTCATACCCTTCTTGAAAAAGTATCCTGCAAGTCTGGCACAAGTATCATTTCTTCCGCCCTCGGAAACGCCACGAAGAGCCTCTGTTATCCAACCTTCATTCTGTATCGATGGTTTACTCTCAAGCTCAAGGAGAGCCAAAGGAAAAGCTCCCGGAATACCTCTTTGTACCCACTCATACTGCATTCCGTTCGGGTGTACAGTTGGTGGCAACACAATAAATCCACCATCCGCTCTAAGGTCTGCTCCATCAAATATTCCCACTCTATTGGAAATCTTGTTGCGTCCTACTGGGTACTGGTAGAATAAATGATAGCCGCCAGACCCTGACTTTGAAATCATCTGTGTAGGGAATTTCTTTAGTAATTCTTCAAGCGGAGTTTTACACCATGACTCAACGTCCAATACAATTATGTTAGAAATTTTTCCAGTTACAACTCCAACCCCCGCCCCGGATAAGTTGTTAAACCAATTTTCAACTGTTTTAATGGGTGCGCGGGTTTTAGTGTATTGGAGCCAATTGGTCATATACGGTCGTTTTTCTTCAGGTTTGACCGGTAGAATAGACCACCCGCTGTCCACATAATCTTTAATAACTGTTTTCAACGTCTGCTGCTCCTCTATTAAAAATTTCATATGTATGCACTTTGTATAGCGACGCGTACTTTAAAATCGCTTCTTCTGACAGACTTCTACCACCATTTTCATGACGACTGATGGTTGCGACACCATACCCTGTAAGAGTACTAACTTCTTGCAAAGTGAGTCTTGAACGGTCGCGCAATTCCTTTAGTCTATTGGGTTGAGCAGAATTGTTTTTCATATATTCACCCCCTCTCGCATTACAACATTATTATAACACGCGGGATCTTCAATTGTCAATACGTTTTTTGTCAGCTGTTCAAATAGCCGAAATCAAAAGTGCCATTTTTAACTGAATCTATAACGTCTTCCTTTTTGGCTAAAGATTTATAAATGGCTTCGTCTATAGTTCCCTTAGCAAGAATATGGATGAACGACACGGGATAACGCTGTCCGGGTCTATATAGTCGCGCTTTGGACTGAGTGTATTGGGATAAAGATGGCAAAGAAAAATATATAGCGTGGCGTGCCATAGTCATGTCTACACCCTCAGCCCCGGCTTGTATCTGCGCAGCTAAAACGCCACCGTACTTTTGCCAGTGGGTTAATTCATTTGTGGTGCCGGATATTTCAAAGCATTCCCGATTAACATTTTCAACTACCTCTCGTATAACTTGAAGGTCATGTTTAAACTTAGCAAATACAACTATATGCGAATCGGTAAGACTTTGAAGAATTTCATTCAAGGCGTCCTTTTTAGCGCGATTGAGTTGTTGTTCATGTGCAGGCTCCAACGGGTTGTCTACCACCATACAGAATCCGGATGTAATCTGCTGGAGTCTAATCATCTTAGTTAAAACGTTATTAATTACTACAGTTGAATTATGACACTCGGCGATAAAGTCTTTATTTAACTCTTTAATCAATTTTTTGTCCGATGCAGGAAGATCGACATAAAATGACACAGGTGGAAGCACCACAGGGAGTTTAATTCTATCAGCTATAGATTCCATACGACAAGTATAGGCAATAGATGAAAATTTTCTGTTTAACTCCTTCTGATTCTTGAGACCTACGGGAAACCTGCGTTCAGCTCCTCCCATAATCGCGTAATCATTTAAGAAGTTGTAATAGTTGGTTCCAAATATGCGAGGGTCTAAAAACCGGTACTGTCCGTATACGTCTAAAGGGGAGCTTGCCATGGGTGTACCCGATAAACACAACCGGTATGGAACATACCTGCCAAGTATCGCCGCGTACTTTGATACTTTACTTCCTGCTGCTTTAATCTTGTGGCTTTCATCAAATATTGCCATATGAAATTTTGACTGCAGGATTAAATTTCCAAGGGGCTTGCGCCAAACAATATCGTAGTTCACAACAACTATTTGCTTTACATCTGTATCCGTATTTAGCCACTTAGCCAACTTCTGGGATTTGGATTGAACAGAACCCGATATGTCGTCCCATACCCGCCAACTGTCTTGTGGTTTAAACTTGATTAAATTCTGTCTCCACACGGGAATCACTGCCTTAGGACAAACCACCAGAACACGGTTGACATCCCGTCGCGCGAAAATAGCTTCAATAGCTACACGGGTTTTTCCCGTACCCATTTCCATGTCGAGCATGGCTGCAGGTCGCGATAAAACGACCTGCAGTGCTTCCTGTTGATTTTCCCATAAAGGACACACTGTTTGACTCACAGTTTAACCTCCTTGATTTTAACTATACGAACTACTATAGCCTGCTTACCAAAAACACGATGAATTTTGTGTATACATTCCTTGACTGAACGTCCCGACATATACATACTGTGCAAATCCGCATCCCGGATGGAGTCAGATTCCGAATTTTTAAACCAAAAGTACACGTAATACCATTTCAGTGTAGCATTTCTGCGCTCTATCTGGTGTAAACGGATTGCTTCTTCAATAGCAATCATGGCTACTATGATTGCAACTGAGATAATCATAATGATGTGTGTTACTTGCATGGTTCATTCCCCCTCAATCTTTTTAATAGCGTCTAAACCGAGTTTCTCTATACGAACTACTCTTATACTAGTTGACTCCTCTTTCCAGGTTGTGAGCACATTTTTATGTTGCAGGGTTGTGAGCATTGCCCCCACAGCCATGGGATTATTACGAAAACAACTGTCCGTTTTTTCCATAAAGTCACTTACTGAAATGTCACCTTTAGAATTGCACTGAGAAGTTACCGTGTTTAGGGCTTTTAAGAAGTCCACCTGCTTTTCTGTTAATAACAAGTCGTTACTATCATACTTGACGGATTTAGGGTGTTTTGGCTTTGGGTTTGGTTTGGGTTTTGTGGATTTCCGAAGAGCCAAGAATTGGTCCCTTGCCCGTGTGAATTGGTTTTCGTTAATGACTTTGATTGGTTTTCCGCTTTCGCGTTTATAATATTGGTGTTTGCTTCCCACGGAATAAATTGCACCTTCAAGCACAAATGTAACTGGCAATCTATCCATTTTTAAGTCCTCCTTAAACTCGATGTATTCTAATTGTGTATTTGTTATAACAGTAAAGTCTACGTTGAGCAGATATGTCTGTACAAACTGAGCATAACTTCCTACCCACCAGCCCAAAGACTTCATGTATAAAAATTCCTGCTGTGCCTCAAATTCTGTTATAGATTGTTTTAACTCAGGGTCATAAAACTTCATCTTCATCCCCCAAATTTCCACGCTTAACACGGTTAATAAATGCAGTATTAACGGAAAAATTTTCCACTAAGTGTACTTGATTTGCATCGTCCACCATACCCGCAAATGTTTTAAATTCGGGGTACATGGATTGTGCCTCAGATGCTTTCATGATTATCAATTTCCACAGTTTGCTGTGCACGCCGTTATTTTTAAATAAAGCGTATTCCTCATAGTCGGCTACTACACCGAAGCCCTGTTTCAACTCTGGAAGTGCATCTTGTAAAACTTTTGATAAAAGCATGTTTTCACCTCCTTGAGTCAAGGTGGATAACCACTTTATTGATGTTTGCGGGTAGACAACAAATCACATCTGAAATCTCGTCCTCGTCGATAGACGCATGTTTAATTCCTTGCCCATCCACGTCAATTAGAGAATCTATTTTACAACCAGACGCTTCTGCAAGAGTGGTCGCGTCGGCATAAAATGCCTCATACTTCTTCCCCATTTTAAACAACACAATGGATCCGTCGTCTTTTCTCAATTCATCAAAACTCGCTTTAAGTGTTTTCATCTATTTCCTCCTCGTACAATACGCGCAGAGGGGTTCGCGCATGCGAACCCCCGATCATGCTACTGCGCCAGTTCAATGTTTAGTGTGATTTTATGTCCTTCTGTCCATCCAATTTCCTTGAGTGTAGACTTAGGAATGTACAAATTGCCGATTGCCGGCGCGGAAAGTGCATCTTCCAGAATTTCGGTAAACCTGATTGTATTCTTGGTGGCTCTCTCCATTTCAAGCGTGATTGTCATTTTGTCACCTCCTTACGCAGTCTTTTTAAAACGTCAGACAAAACACATTTGGCTTTATCTTGGTCATTAATACCCACTTTATGAATGATTGACAACAGCCATACTACACGGTCTATCAATTTTTCGTCCTCGGTGCGGATATCAGAGCCGCAGTATGGGCAGAATAAAGCACCCGTGACGCTAACACCTGAGTGGCACTGAGGACACCGCTTAATTCTTGAGTTATTTGGTTTTCTGCGTGGTGGGATCCCGAATTCTTTGGCGATCGCTGACAATCGGTTATGGGATATACCGTATAGTTTGGCGATGTCCTGTGCTTTATTGCTTTTATCGCTATACATTTTAGCGATTTCAGCTTTTGTTTCTTGAGTCATTATATAAACCTCCTGATTTATTTAACTTCACTTGAAAGAACTATTCTTCCAGTTGTTTCACTTGTAAGAGTTACATGATCCATACGGTGATGTTCGTCCAATGATCCGTCACACCAGATATCAAACCCTATGAATGCTGCGTACCTGTCAAGACCGGTATCCTGCATAACAACATGATTATTGCTGTCAAACGCTGTTAGTGTATACATTACAATCTCCTTCTCCCCGTCTTGCCGGTAGGTCAGCGTATTTGAAATTGTATGTTTGAACTGACGTTTATTCAAGACCCAATTCGATGGCAACACGCTGTCCGAAGTCGGTCAATTCAACATATTTAGCCTTTTTATTTTCGAGCTTGCCGATTGCAACTGCAAGGATGCCTTTTTCCCGCAGGGTACTAATCATAGCACCCACGGTCATCGGCTTGCCCTCGAATTGCCCCGTGATCTCGTCACAAAGGATGTCTATCCATAAAGTGCTCTGTACACCCTGCTGCCAGAATGTGGAGTCACTGAGGTGTTCTAAAAAGTCTACCTGCTTGGGGGTAAGAATTAGATGAATTTCACCTTCCTGGAATTCAAACCCGCCGACTTGCACCTTCTTTTTCCGCGTGTTCTTCTTGGCTTTCTTTGGGGTCTTCTTTGCGTCGGAAGCGGGAGTCAAGGCTTCTGTATTCTGGGTGTCTTCCGCGTCTTCCTCGGTTTTTTCTTGAGCCATCTCTGCACCATATTCCGCGATAGTGTTAGTGTCGTCCTCCAGCTCGATTCTCTCTGTGGTCTTTTCCAAGAATTCGGCAAATGCTTCTTCGTAAGTGTGCTGTGAGATGCGAATGTATTTGTCATCGTCACCCTGCATGTAAAAGCGGTTGCCCTTCTCATTCTGTGCGTAGTTACGTCCGTTGTGATTAAACATTGTAGTCATTATAATTCCTCCTTAAATTAAGTGCGGACGAATGGAAAATGCCATCTTTCCATCCCCTCTATAAAAATTATAACACACAGAATACCCTCTTGTCAATTGTGAGATTCTACAAGCTTTTAAAAATTCATATAGGGGTTCTTTGTGCATATTGCACAATTGGGTTGTTCACACTATACAGATTACACAATTTAGAGGTAGTTTCTTTTGTGCAGCATGCATAATGTTGTATCGTGTTTCATACAACACCATGCAACATGGCTCCCGCTGTAAGTTCGGTTGTTGTATTGCATCCCACACCCTTTTAGGGTGGGATGCAATACAACACGGAACAGCTGCAACACAAAGCGGGACGACATTTACCTATTGACTATTTAAATGTTAGTATGGTATAATAAAATTAAAGTATGGAAGGAGGAGCACCATGGATAAAAAAGTAGTTTTCTCAGACTACCCTACAAACAAATATGCTAAAAAAGTGGATTGGTGGACATCCCCCGAAGGAATAGAACTTATTAAGGGATGGAGACAATGTGGGTGCACATATAAAGAGATTACAGAGCATATGGGCGTGGACATTAGAACATTCCGCAGTTGGCGTAAAAAATACCCGGAGTTGGAGGAAGCTCTTGTAATCGGGATGGAAATTACCAATACGCGAGTAGTCAACGCTCTATATAAAAAAGCAGTAGGGTTTTATTATGACGAATCTATAGAAGAATTGGTTGAAGGTGAAATGCGCACAACCAAAATTTATCATAAATACAGTCCACCTGATGTTAAAGCAATTCTGTCGTGGCTGTACAATCGGGCGTCAAACATGTGGAGAGCTATTCAGCCGACGATCGACGTGTCTACGGATATGCTCAATGCATTTGATGAGGTGTTAGTGTCCATCCGCAACACAGCACGGGATAGCCAAGACGGGGCTTCCTTGGGGTCTTCCTTGGCTTCGGAAGAAGTGAGAACACAAGAGGACGTTGAGGATGGAGAACACGAAGGAAGCTAAAAAGAACTAAAAGAGAGAATGGCAATGAAGACTATTGAATTAACACCAAAACAGGCTGAGTATATCCGCGAAGCGCATCATAGGTGGAATTTTGCCAGTGGAGCGGTGCGATCGGGTAAATCACATTTAGCTATAATTTACACGATCCCTAAATGCCTTAGAGAACGACATGGATTGAAAGGTATTAATCTAATTCTGGGTGCGTCTAAAGAAAACATTGAAAGAAACGTTTTAACTCCAATGCGGGACTTCTGGGGTAACGCAGCTGTTTCAGACATTAACTCTCGCAACTGGGCTATAATTTTCGGTGAAAAAGTTTATTGCATCGGTGCCGAAAATGTGCGCCAAGTGTCGAAGCTCAGGGGATCCGAGATTAAATTTTGCTACTGCGACGAAATTGTTGACATCAACAAAGACGTTTTCGAGATGTTAAAATCCCGCCTGTCGTTGTCCTACTCGGTGTGTCATGCCGCTTGCAACCCCTCTTACCCTACGCACTTTATCAAGGTTTTTATTGACTCAGCCGAAAAGGGTGTGGATATTTATCACCAACACTACACAATTTATGATAACCCATTTCTACCTGAATCGTACATTAAAAGCCTTGAAGCGGAATATGCAAACACAGTTTATTTTGACCGGTATATCCGTGGAATCTGGACTAAAGCAGAAGGGTTGGTTTACCCGATGTATCAGCACGCACTTGAAAAAGTAGTCGGGCAACCTTCCACAAACGCTACTAATTACGTTTTAAGCATTGACTATGGAACTTTAAACCCATTTGCCGCGTTATGTTGGGAGAAACGCGGAAATATATGGTATGCGTCCAAAGGGTATTATTACAGCGGGCGATCCACCGGTAAACAGAAAACAGATGAAGATTACGCTGAAGATATGGATGTTTTTATTAATGAAGTGTTGAAGCGTTGCCCGAACTGGAGAAGTGGTCGAATTCAAACCATAATCGACCCATCAGCTGCATCGTTTATAACGCTAATGAAGCGGCGCGAATGGTGTCGCATCCGGCACGCGAACAATGATGTGTTAGATGGCATCCGTGAAACCGCGTTAGCGATTCAAAAAGGGTTGATTAAAATTGATCCCGACGTTAAAGAATGGCAACAAGAAGCAGAGGGGTATGTTTGGGACGATAATGTTGAAGATCGCCCAGTTAAAGAAGCGGATCACTACATGGACGCAACCCGATATTTTGTTAAAACAATGCGAGTGGCTCAGCCTAAATCGGATTATCAACCCATATGGAATTAAGGAGGCATTATGGAAACATATCAGGATCTATTGAAGATTAACGACAATGAAACAGAACGTATGGCGTTTATTAAACGCGCTGTGCAACATCACCAAGAATCCACTATATATAAAAATGCATATATAGCGCAAGAATATGACGCCCATCGAAACATAACAATCAACAGGTATCGTAAGTTTTTATACAATCTATCTGGAAAGGCTGTTCCAGACAACTACAGTGCCAATTACAAACTCGGTAGTAACTTTTTTCACATCTTCACGACGCAGACAGTACAACACCTTCTGGGAAATGGCGCGACATGGCAGAACGACGACACCAAGAATAAATTGGGCAGTGACTTTAATAAACAACTCGTAAACGCCGGAAAACTGGCATTAATTGGCGGTGAGTCATTCGGGTTTTGGAACTTTGACCATCTGGAGGTCTTTTCTATTCTGGAGTTTGTGCCGTTATATGACGAGGATACAGGTGCGCTTATGGCGGGTATTCGGTTCTGGCAGGTCGACCACACTAAACCCTTTAGAGCTACACTTTATGAGTTGGATGGGTACACCGAGTATATTTGGCGGGATGGAACCGCAAGTATATTAGCGGGGAAAGCACCCTATATTACAGTAATTTCTGAAACAGGAATGGGAGAAAAAGAAATCTTAGACGGGAAAAATTACCCATCCTTCCCGATTGCCCCGCTTTTTGCTAACGAGTATAAGCAGTCTACAATTGTCGGGTTGCAAGAGGGCATTGATTGCTATGATTTAATTAAATCGGGATTTGCCGACGACATTGATGACGCTAGTCAAATATACTGGATTCTTAAGAATGCAGGTGGTATGGGGAATCTTGATTTGGCAAAATTTGTTGAGCGGATCCGCACTGTTCATGCGGTGAATTTAGATGACGGTGTATCTGCTGAGGCTCACACAATGGAGGTTCCATACGCCTCACGGGAAGCAATCCTTGACCGCATTTCTAAAGATCTCTATCGAGATGCTATGGCGTTAAACGTGCAAGACATCATCTCTGGAGCGTCAACGGCTACACAAATTCGCGCTGCGTATGAAAATCTCGACGCAAAATGCGACGAATTCGAAGTCCGAGTTAAGGATTTTATCCGACGGGTTCTTGATTTAACTGGGATTGATGATGCTCCCACATTCACACGGTCATATATTGTTAACCGAAGTGAGGAGATCCAGACTGTAGTATCAGCGGGAACGTTCCTTAGCTCTGACTATGTAGTGACTAAAATTTTAACTCTTTTGGGGGACGCTGATAAAGTGGACGACGTTAAAGAACAGTTGATCGGTGATACTGCTTCTCGCTTTCCCGTTGACACGGGAGCCACAGAAGACGTATAACGCCCACGGATATTGGTGAGTGCGTTCCGTGCAAGGAAAAGCCAACGGAAGCCACAGACGATACATGGGAGTAGGTGACTAAGTGGACGAGGGACACAAACTAACTGATAAAAAGCTTGAGAAGTTAATTCGAAAGTTAGATAAAGTATACAGTCAAGCGGCAAAAGAAACAGAAGCCAAACTCAATGATTATATGCGGCGTTTTAAGGTTAAGGACGGCATAAAACTGCAACAAGTTAAATCGGGTGAGTTAGACTATCAGGAATGGGTGAACTGGCGTATCGGTCAAATTATGGTCGGAAAACGCTGGGAAGAGATGCGAGACACTCTGGCAGAAGATCTTACTCACGTAGACGAGATAGCTACTCAAATGGTTGGTAAATCAATGCACGAAGTTTATGCGCTTAACCACAACTTTGGAACATTTGAGGCAGAAAAGGGATCTCTTGTTGACACTTCGTACACTTTATATGATAAACACACTGTGGAAAATCTTGTTAAAAAGAACCCTGATTTACTAAAAGCCCCGTCGTTAGATAAAAATAAAGACCTGCGTTGGAATAAACAAAACTTTCAGTCGGCAATCACGCAAGGTATACTACAGGGCGAAGACACCAGAAAAATTGCAAAGCGGGTTGCACTTGGCACGTCTAAAAAAGACCGTAATGCAGCTGTACGCAACGCAAGAACAGCAACAACTAATGCCGAAAACGCAGGAAGAAGTGATAGCTACAAGCGGGCTAAAGAAATGGGAATTAAAATGGTGCAAGTGTGGTTAGCAACACTTGACGGGCGTACCCGTGATTCACACAGATCACTCGACGGCGAAAAAATTCCAGTGGGTGATAAGTGGCATCATCCAAAATTCTCTAACGGACTGAGGTTCCCGGGCGACCCACAAGGTGCAGCCCATGAAGTGTGGAATTGTCGGTGCACTCTTATTGCTGAAGTTGAGGGTGTTGATTATAACGTCTCTGATATAAACGATCGGAATAATTATAAACTAAACGGCATGACTTATGACGAGTGGAAGAAAGGTCATGAGAAAACCCTTCCGGTATCAATTCCTCCTGCTACACCCGTGCGCAGATTCCAAGCCATTCGCGGTTCTCTTGGAGATGACTTTGTAGATGGTATGGAGACCATTCTCAACTTTACCGAGGAAGAGGATGTACGCGATCTGTTCTACAAATACGCTGAGGACTTAAAAGTTAGTGACACTAAAAACAAAGGGGGAGCGTATTTCAGCACAAGAGACGGCGGGGTGCATATGAACGCCGAAAAGGTAGCCGGGGGTGACACCGTTCACAGACCGTACCAAACAGCGTTTCACGAATTTGGGCATAACATTGATTTTGTCCTAGGTCAAAAAGCAGGTGGTGTATGGTGGTCAACAAAAACTACTGAGTTGGTAGAGTCTATTAAAAATGACTGGGAAACTTTTAAAACCGGGTATGCAAAAACACATCTTAGTGATGTATTCGGGAGTGACTCGGAGTACATCTATAGAACAATACGTCAAGGATTAAGAACCGGCAGCCGAAATGCAAATCTTGAAGTGGTGAATCAAGAATGGCATGAGTTGGCGCATAAAATGAGAAGAAAAGAAGTTACGCTCGATGAAATATTGAAGCGTGACGATTCCACTGAAATAATGGGCTTAGCGTTGCAAGAACTCGGCTCTGAACAATCGAACATAGTCGTAATTAATGCGCTGAGAAATGAAAATATGCCGTCAACCGAATGCGGAAATATTTCAGACATAATCGAAGGGTGCACTAATATCAGTTACCCGCTTGGAGTGGGACACGGGAAGGGTTATCACGTTGGTAATCGCACGGCAGTGGAGTTTTTTGCGGAGGTTATAGATGGCAAAGCAGCAAACCCGGGATCCTTAGCACAAATGCGGAGGGTATTTCCGAATTCCGTTAATTTTGTTGAAAAATTAATACAGGAGGTGTTATAAATGAATTTTGAGGAAGCAAAAACAAAATACATTGAAAAATTTGGAGGGTATCCGTATTTTTTGATGATGGGTATGGATGGTGAAGAAGCAGCAAAATTGCTGGAAAAAGCAGTTGAATCAGGGGAAGAAATTCAGTTCGAAGAAGAAAATATTTATTAAGGGAGCAGAAATGAGCAATTTTAAAATGACAAGCCACAAAGACGAAGTGTTAGATGAGCTCGATAACGCTTTAGAAGTGGCTTTAGAAGAAATTGGACTTACTGCAGAGGGGTTTGCTAAGAAAAAATGTCCCGTAGATACTGGTAGATTGAGAAATTCAATATCTCATGCCAGTACAGAAGACACTGCATATGTGGGAACTAACGTGGAGTATGCTGTATACGTTGAAATGGGTACTGTAAACACAAAACCTCAGCCGTACCTTAAACCTGCCGTAATTGAACATGCAAGCACGTATAAAGCGATAGCTGAGCGCAATTTGAAAGGGAATTGATATATTGACGTATAAAATATTTGTATGATATAATAAATACAGGAAATTCGGATAAAGAAACATCACGAAGAAAGGGGATTTCTATGGCGTTAACTCGTAAATTTTTAAAGGCGTTGGGAATCGAGTCCGATAAACTGGATGAAATTATTGACGCACATGTGGAAACTGTCAACGGATTAAAGGAGGAGCGTGATCGCTTCAAAGAACAAGCGGAATCTCTCCCCAGTATCCAAAAGGAGTTAGACGACCTAAAAAAGGCTTCTAATGACAAAAACGATGACTCATACAAGGAAAAATACGACAACTTGAAAAAGCAGTTCGATGATTATAAAGACGCTCAAACAGCAAAAGAGACAACTGCGAAAAAAACTGCGGCGTATAAAAAACTGCTTGAGGATGCAGGCGTATCCAGTAAAAGAACTGGTTCAATCCTTAGGGTTAGTAAAGAGTTAATCGATGGGTTAGAGCTTGACGACAAAGGCAACGTTAAAGACTCAGAAAATTTAACTAAAAACATTAAAAACGAATGGGCTGACTTCATTACGCAAGAGCATAAAGAGGGTGCCAGAACGTCTACGCCTCCCGGAGGAAACGGAGGAACTGTCCGCACGTTAAAAGATATTTACGCGGATAAAGAATTGGCTAAAGACACCACTGCACGCCAGAAAGCAATTGCCGAAGCGATTGAAGCAGACCCGGAGGCATTTTAACTTAAAGGAGAATTAACATGGCTAAAAATGGCTTGACAAAGCAGTCAGATATTACTATTCTGGCACGAGAAATCGATTTCGTATCGAGATTCACACGCAATTGGGACGCTCTGCGTGAAGTAATGAATATTATGCGACCTATCCGTAAAGCGGCGGGCACCACACTTACAAGTTATACAGCGGGTGTTACCCTTGAGAGCGGCGCAGTTGCTGAGGGCAATGAAATTCCGTATTCGCAGGCTACAGTTACTCCTGTTTCTTATGCTGACCTTACAATTGACAAATACGCTAAAGCGGTATCGATTGAAGCAGTAAGCAAATACGGCGCAACAGTAGCGGTGCAGAAGACAGACGAGGCATTTCTTAACGAACTGCAGGGTAAAGTTATGGAAGATTTCTATACGTTCCTCCAGACTGGTTCCCTTATCGACGCACAGACCACTTTCCAGATGGCGATTGCCATGGCGATCGGTAAAGTGCGTGACAAGTTCAAGAAGATGCATAAGAACGAGTCTAACATTACAGTGTTTGTAAATACGTTGGACTACTATAAATATCTCGGTTCGGCTAACATTACAACTCAGACTTCAGAGGGTATAACTTATGTAAAAGACTTCATGGGTGCAAGCACTATGATTCTTTCATCGGAGATCCCCGAGGGTAAAGTAATCGGTGTTCCTGCTGATAACATCGTACTTTATTACGTCGATCCCAGTGATAGCGAGTTTGCTCAGCTTGGTCTCAACTACACCGTAGAGGGCGAAACAAACCTTATTGGTTTTCACGCAAATGGCGATTACGCTCACGCAGTTGGTGAAAGCTTCGCAATCATGGGCATGAAGCTCTGGGCTGAATTTCTTGACGCTATCGCGGTGGTTTATATCGGCACTGAAACTGCTGTTACAACTGCTGAGACTGTAACCGCAAAGACAGGAACAACTACAGTGTTTGATTTCGCACATTCACCCGTTATGACTGTTGACGAGGTTAAAGTTGGGGGTACTGTTGTTACAACTGGCTTTACAAAGACTGACACGGGTATCGTATTTGATACTGCACCCTCTGGGGCTGTAACTGTTAAGTATCACTATGCAGCGGCTCCTGCAGGTGCATAATGAAGTACGTAGTTATTAAGCATTTTATTGACTTGCAGGACAACAATCACCCATACGTCACGGGGGAAGAGTACCCCCGTGCGGGGTTTAAACCTACTAAAAAACGGATTCGGGAGCTAACGTCACCCGAAAATCGGCAGGGTCTCCCGCTTATTGAAGCGGTTGAACCCGTAAATGGAGAGATTTAGCGTGGCTATATCTATTAATGATTTTTGTGAAGAAGTTAATAACTACTTCGAACAGACTCGGATTTTTGGAAAATTTGAAATCATAAACGGCAACATGGATTTAAACAGATATGGCATACAAGAGGGTCAGTATATACGGGTTGTAGGCAGTGTTTTTAATGACGGCGTTTATCAATACCCGATTCCTCCTGAAAATGGGCTTGTCGATGAAAAATTCGACGGCGCGATCTGGGTAATGGCAGTCCCCTCTTCTGTTGTTACCCAGATTGAAGAGGTTAACCAATGGGAAGCGATGAATCAATCCGTACTTAACTCCCCGTATCAGTCTGAGAGTTTTGGAGGTTATAGCTACACGCTGAAAACTGAAAACGCGGAAGGTGGCTTGAACTGGCAAACTCATTTCCGTAGAAAACTGGATAGGTGGCGAAAAGTATGAGCTTGTTAACTGAACTGATGGAAAATTGCTGTCTGCTTAATAAACAGACTGTGAATGATGATTACGGTGGTTATACCACTACATACACCGAGGGCGCAAATTTTACTGCAGCTATACGCTTTGACTCCAGTATTACAGCTCGTGCTGCTGAAAAGGCGGGGGTAACAAGTTTGTATACCGTAGTGACGAACAAGAACATGGTCTTACAGTTTCATGATGTGTTTAGGCGCGTTTCGGACGGTAAGATTTTTAGAGTAACTTCGGATGGCGATGACAAAGCAACACCCGACAGTGCGAGTCTTAATATGCGTGAAGTCACAGCTGAGGAATGGAGTCTACCGAATGAATAAGGCGCAGACAATAAATAACTTCTGGAACTCTTTTAAAATACCCGCGTACGACGTAAACACAGTACCAACCGGCGCTCAAATGCCATATATCACTTATGAGTATGCCGAAGATAATTTTGACAATGTTGTGATTTTGAGCGCCTCTCTTTGGTACAAGTCCACATCATGGGTGGGGGTCGCGGGCAAAGCTGCCGAAATAGCCGAGGACATTGGCAACGGTAAAATCCTGAAAACAGATGAAGGGTACATATATATTACAAGAGGAACGCCTTTTATACAACGGTTACAAGATACCGACGATAGCGTAAGAAGAATATACATCAACCTACAGGTTGAATACATGACCTTGATTTAAGGAGCGAAATATGAAATTTAATAAAGTTAATCCTGAAATTTTCAACCAGCTTCAAGTCGAAGCTGGTATTTTGTTAAGCAATTTTGACCCTACGTCAACCGCCGCAATTAATGATGATGATATCATCTGCGCAACAAGCGGAGGAATCAAAGCGGATTGTGTGCCGTCTTATACTGATTTTGGCGAAGATATTGACAACGTCCCAAACAACACCATGGAGCTGAAAAGGCTTGACGGTTATGAATGTACATTCGCATTTACTGCCTTGAATGTAACAACCAACATCATCAAAACAGCCATCGGCGCGGCTGATATCGGAACGACCGACACCACAAAGGTTACTCCCCGTTCTGAGCTTCAACTTGCAGATTTTAAGCCTATTTGGTGGGTAGGAGACCGAACAGACGGTGGCATGGTTGCAATAAAGCTTATTAATGCGCTTTCGACAGGCGGTCTATCGTTGCAGACTACGAAAAAAGGCAAAGGTCAGCTGTCGGTAACACTCACGGGACATATCAGCATTGAACACACTGATATTGTACCGATGGAATTTTACGTCGCAGAGGGTTGATAACATGGCTGAGATGAAAACGCTTGCGAATTGTTCGCTGCGTGAATTCCTCGCGCAGACAAACAAAATCAGAAAAGAAGCTGCGGAATTTTTGGAACTGACGAAGATTTCCAAAATTCGGCAACACGTCCCAATATTTACAGGGGACGAAACCGAAGAAGAAAAAGAAAAAATGTTCAGGGAGCAAGGCAGAAAGAATTTTAGTGAAATCCTTGATTCGTGCCTTGAAAAAAATGCTGACGCTACAATCAAAATGGTAGGCTTGATGTGCTTTAAAACATTTGAAGAAGCGGAGCAAATGGAAGGTGCAGATTTCATTGCGGTAGCTGCGGAGCTGTTCGGGAATAAGAAAATCATGGATTTTTTCGGAACATTGCTCGAATTGGTCAAGTAGAGTATGGACTCGCCATAACGGGTATCGACCTTGAAAAATTAGACCTATTCGGCTATGAATACATCAATCAACATATAGAAGCGTATGAACGTGATAAAGCATATAGAGTGTACCTCACGGACGGGTTAAAAGTACTAACGGAAAATACAGGGGGAAAGGCATTAAATGTTAGATACTACGATTTGTTCAAAGAGGTTAAGGAAGAAAACCCACAGGAAATTATAAGTAGAATTACAAGTAAACTTAGAAGTATGGGAGGTGAGAGGTAATGGATGTTTTTGATTTATGCGCGTCATTATCTCTGGATAAATCCCAATACGATAAAGGATTAGGCGAAGCGGAGAAATCAGGTTCAAGCATAGGTTCACGAATCGGCGCGGGCTTTGCCAAAGTTGGAAAAGCTGTTACAGTTGGAATTGGGGCAGCCTCAACAGCTGTTGGAGCGCTTGCCTCAATGTCTGTTAAAGGTTACTCAGATTACGAGCAGCTTGCAGGTGGCGTAGAAACGCTGTTCAAAAAGTCCTCGCAATCCGTTATTAGCAATGCGTCAAAAGCCTATCAAACGGCAGGTATGTCGGCAAACGAGTATATGGAAACTGTTACAGGATTTTCGGCTTCTTTGTTGCAGTCATTAGGTGGCGATACTCAAAAGGCGGCTGAAAAGGCTGATACAGCTATTCGCGACATGTCGGATAACGCAAATAAAATGGGCACTGACATGTCATCAATACAAAACGCCTACCAAGGTTTCGCCAAGCAAAACTACACAATGCTCGATAATCTCAAACTGGGATACGGCGGCACTAAAGAGGAAATGGGGCGATTACTCAAAGACGCAGAAAAGATATCAGGCGTAAAGTATGACATTTCAAGCTACGCTGATATCGTTGACGCTATACATGTTGTGCAGACTGAGATGGGGATAACGGGCACTACAGCCAAAGAAGCGTCAACCACTATTCAAGGCTCATTAAAATCCGCTAAATCTGCATGGCAAGACCTTCTCACAGGGCTTTCGGATGACAATGCGAATATTGATAAACTTGTAAACAATTTCTTTGATAGCGTCGTTACAGTTGGCGAAAACATTATCCCCAGAATCGGAGTAGTACTTAACGGCATTACAGGCATGATAGAGAAGCTTGCGCCAAAAATTATGGCAAAACTGCCGAGCATTTTCAAGCAGATATTGCCGTCGGTTGTTAAGGGTGTAACCTCGCTGTTAACTGCATTTACCAGCATTCTGCCTGAGCTGAGTAAAACGATAACAAAATTGTTACCTGATTTCATCAAAGCGATAGCAAGCATATTCAAGGGGATAGTAAACGCACTTCCCGGCTTAGTGAAAACAATAGCCAAGGCTTTGCCCACCTTGATTCCTCAAATAACCACAACAATAACAAATATGGTTGTTTATTTGATGAAGCACACGGGTGAAATATTGCAACCTATAATTGATAATTTGCCCGTCATTCTTAAATCAATAATTTCATCGTTGCTTGAAAATCTTCCCGTTTTAATCGACGGTTTGATTGAAATGAACATGCAGCTTGTGCAGGCAACGCCTCAAATCATAATGGCTATCCTTGAAGCGCTCCCCGACATTATCCAAATGATAATTGATAAGCTTTTAGGCGACTGTTTGCCGCAGTTAATTGAGGGGCTAATTCAATTGACTACGGAGATTGTGGCGCATACGCCTGAGATCATAGCCGGATTGATTCAAGCGATCCCTAAGGTCGTCTCAGGCATTGTTGAGGGACTCTTTTCAGCAGCACCAAAAATTTGGGACGCGTTCGGTCAGATTTTCTCAAAAGCCCTTGAAGGTATTAAAAACGTTTTTAAAGGCATTGGCGATTTCTTCAAAAACATCTTTCAAGGCGCATGGGAAGGAATTAAAACCGCATGGTCGGCGGTCGGTTCGTTCTTCTCTGGAATTTGGGAAAATATTAAAAAACCGTTTGTTGCGGTTAAGGACTTCTTCGTAAATGCCTTCCGCGGCGCATACAACGGAATTAAGACCATTTTTCAAAATATCGGAAATTGGTTTAAGGGCATATTTAACGGAATCGTTACGGTAATTAAAGCCCCGATTAATTTAATTATTAAAGGACTTAACGCTTTGATTGGCGGGCTGAACGCGATTTCGTTTGATATTCCTGATTGGGTACCGTTGTTGGGCGGTAAGCATTTCGGTTTTGATATCCCCGAAATCCCGCAATTGGCAAAAGGCGGTGTTGTTAAAGGTGGTACGCCGTTCATCGCTGGCGAAGCAGGCGCAGAGGCTGTTATACCGCTTGAAAATAACAACCGGTGGATATACAAGTTTGCGCATGTGTTTGCGGATGAACTAAGCACATTTTATGACGGAAATAACTTTGTGCAAACACCGACCAAAGGCGCAGGCGGCAAAATCGTCAACATCAATCTTTACCTTGATAACGTCAATGTAAAAAATGATGATGATATTGAAGATGTAGCAAACAAAGTATCAGAGCGTATTGCTGAGAAACTTGTAGCGGAAGGAATGGCGGTAGGATAATGAGTTTTAATTATTTTACTTTTAATGGTCAGCGCCTTGAAGATTTTGGATTTATCGTCAAGAAGAAACCGCGATATATCATCGCCGAAAAGGACTACACGTCTGAGGAAATCGCAGGAAAAGACGGCAATGTAATCGCTTATAACGGAAGGTACAAGAACCGAACTGCAACATATACCATTATAAGCCTTCCAACCCGTGTGCACTGCTCAAATCGGGAGTTGGTCAATAAACTAAATTATTGGCTCAATGCGGCAACAGAGTATTGTAAATTTACCGATACCTTTAATCAAGGACTGTACACAGAGGCTTTTTGCTCAAAAGTTGCAAATGTGCAAAACCACATGGATGGAGTTGTTGAAGCCGAGGTAACATTTGATATGGAACCATTTTGGTACATTGATAACGACATCGAGGTCAACAACTCACCTAACGGTAGGGAGTTTGTGTTACAGAATCCTACAGTATTTTTGAGTTATCCCAAAATAACGGTAAGGGCTAATTTGCATACTCAGAAGCTTGGCTTCTCGTTTACAGACAACAGCTCCAATGTGCAATCATTTTCAATCCCTGCAAGTGAAAATTTTGGGGAGAATGCCGAGGTTGTTTATGATTCGAAAACTGGAGATGTTACAATTGACGGACAACCATACAATGACTTAATTCTCAATTTTAACAGACCACCTGTTTTTTCAATAGGGCAAAACAAAATTACAATTAGCCACCAACATCAACGCACAATTCCGTATATTTTAATTGAACCGAGGTGGCGCATGCTGTGATACCTAAACTATACGATGAAGATTATAATATCGTCGGATCAGCATATGGACATTTAGGGTATAATGGTTACGGGTTTTTAAACACGTGCCAAAAATGCTTTGTTGAAGAAAAAACATCGGGCGTATACACGCTTGAAATGGAACTTTTAACAACTGACCGATACGCAGAGAACGTGCTGCCGAATATGTTTGTTAAAATCATACCAAACAAAGTGCACAACCCTCAATTATTCCAGATTTACCGCGTTAAGGAGGAAGGAAAAAAGCTGAGTGTATCGGGATATCACATAAAATATCTTGCGGAAAATAGCATGATATCCCGATATAATGCTTATGTAAGCGTAACTCCACCTGATGGGAGATATCTTGTAGTACCAAAAACGCAACGAGACACAGCGCATGATTTTCTTGAATCTCTTAAAGAAGACAGACTCTTTTTAATTGAAGATTACTCAAATTCAACAGTACCCATCGCACTCCAACGACGATTCAATATTACCGCCGATGCTAGCATCGAAGCGAAAACAATTCACTTGCGTAAATTTACGGACAAAAAGCTCGGAGACCTCTTGACGGATAAAGAGTATGGAATGGGGCAGTACGGCGGCGAATGGTTGTATGATAACTTTGATTTAATATTAAAGAAAAAGCGCGGTAAAGACAACGCGGTAAAGCTCAGATACGGGTATGACTTAAAAAACGTAACAATTGAATATTCAAGCGATAACAATTATAACGTTGTTGTCCCGTATGGAAGAGTTAGAACGTCTAACGAAGCTGAGTTCTATCTCGGAGGGGCGCCGGTTTTTTTGAATACGGTTGAAGTCAACAAATATCCACGCTTAAGGGCTGTTGACGTGTCGGAACATTTGCCTGAATTGAGTGTTGATACTACCACAGGCAGCGGAATGAAGGACGCGTTTGACCAAATCAACACAGTGTTCTCAGGGACGTACTACAGCGGAAAATACCACGCAAGAGGATACGAGATAGCTGTAACAGCCGAGTTAAACTATGAGTCAAAAACAGTGCAGGAGCTTGGTCTATATGACCCTGTTATTCTTGTGACTGAAAGCGGTAAGGAAATTGAATCAAAAGTTAACGGAGTAACGTTCGACGCACTGCAAGAAAAGATTATAAAAGTTGAGCTTGATAACAAGCCGCTAACTTTACAAGATATGATTTCAAAGAAAAGGAGGTAAAGCAATGAATAATATAACATATGCCGTAAGTGTTGATGTGAACAATCCGATCATCCCTTATAACGTGTATGTGGCAAGCGTTTTGGATTCAAACGTGAGATATCTTGAAATAACATTGTATCAAAACGGCAATATTATTACACTTAGTGATACTGCAACCGCAACGGCATCGCTTGTGACTGATGACGTCCTAATTGATGATAGCGTTGAATGTACTATTTCAAGCAACATTATAACCGTGCCGTTGGAGGACTTACAGCGACACGGTAATCTTGATGTACAAGTAACAGTCACTGAGGATACAAAGGTTTTAGCAATTCCGTTCCCGATTCAAGTTAGGGTAACGCCCAACATTGCGGAAAACGCACAAATTGATGAAAATTCATCGGGAAGTTATGCTGAGGTTGTTCATGAAATAGCAGAAGCACGCGGGTCGTACGATAAATTAAAAGACCGCCTCGACCACACTGCTTTCTCGATTCCCACAAAGGTGTCCGACCTCGCCAATAATGTAGGGTTTATAACCGAAGATGGTGTATATAACATTTTGGATCATACATTACAAGGCGCGCAGAATATTACACCGTCGCTGCTTGTTGACAGTATATCAGACCAAACGTATAACCCCGACGGCGACCTTATTCTGTATTACATCGACAGCGAAGATGTAAGGCACAATATTTTCAACTTCACTCAGGTTCTTTGCAGCAGCGACGCCGCAACCGAAATGATCGATACGGCGCTTTCGGGCGACAGCCACGGAATGAACATGACGCTGAATCTTGATAATAATGTCGATCAAGGCGCAAATCCCTACGGTCACTTAATGCTGTACTATATTGACAGCGACTGGACAAGGCATAATGTCTTCGACTTTACACCTTACCTCGAAAATAACGTTTCGTCAGCGGTTGTCAATCAAAACGGCACCATCACTTTTACTTTGGACGACGGCACAACGTTTACTACTACGGGCAGCAGCGTTATCGGCAACGACGGATTCTCACCATCAGTCAGCACAACTTCGGAGTATCTGAGAACCCGTGTCGCAATAACCGACGTCAACGGAACGCATAATTTTTTTGTCAACGACGGTGAAAGTGTTAAGAGCGCTGTTATTGACGCTAACGGTGATTTAAAAATCACTATTCAAGGTAAACCTACGAGCGGTGCACGCCCTACATATCCCGAAAGGGTTTATAACGTAGGGCATGTAGTAGGCGCGGACGGCTACAGCCCAACAGCAACGGTTACCCAGACGCAGAACGGAGCTACTGTCAGCATAACCGATAAGAACGGAACAACAACGGCTAATATCAGTAACGGTGTCAACGGCTCCAACTACATCCTGACAGCACAGGACAAGTCCGACATAGCTGATTTGGTATTAGCTGCTCTGCCGACAACTCAGGGGGTGCAATATGGCAACGCGGGTAATTGATGACACAAAATTACAGAATATCGCCGTAGCTATTCAGGGCAGGGACAGCGGCGGCACAATGACAGTTGACGAAATGCCGACGAGGATTGCGGCGATTCCTGCTCAGGGCGACACAGTGCTTGATTCGCTTATCAGCCGCAATATGACAAGCATTGAAAGCGACGTTACAAGCGTTGGAATAAGTGCTTTTACAAAGTGCTCAAATTTAACGAGCGCAATATTGAGCAAAGCGACGGCTTTAGGCGTATCGGCTTTTGATGGCTGCATCCGTCTGGTGAATATCGAGATACCAAAGGTAGCAACCGTTAACGCAAGCTGCTTTTATGATAATTTGTATTTACCAAGGATATTCCTTCAAAGCGTAACCGCATTAAACGGTATACAGATATTCCGTGACTGTTCAAGGTTAACCGCTGTGGTAATGGGCAAAAGGGCGACCCTCGCAAACGCAAACTCGTTTACAGGAGCAAACAGCGCGATAATTTATGTTCAGCCAGATGATTTAAGCTGGTACAGTACAGCGACAAACTGGAGCACGCTTTACGCAAACAACCGAATAAAATCCGTTTCCGAGCTGACGGGTGGCGATTTGACATGGTATCAGCAGCAGCTTGCAAAATACCCTGAGGAGGAATGAAAATGATTATAACCGAACATTGGCAGAACCTACACCGAAACCGATATCCCAATTGAGGGAGAGGGTGCAAGCGATATTGAGCAAAAGGCAGAAACCGACCTCACAGTCAAAGATACGCTTGAAATGCTTGGAGAATTGGGGGTAGACACAGATGATTAGTAAAAAGAAGCTTAAAGAAAACGTCGCGGCAGCCAAGAATGAAACGAAATCCGCTTTGCAGCTTATCTATGGCAGCCTCAACAACGGGCAGCAGAAAAAACTATTGAAAAACAGCGAAGTCAAAAAGCTGCTTGTATTTTACGGGGTGATATCCGATGAATAACGAAGAAATCGCGGCAAACTTCGCCCGGCTGGAGCAACACGCGAAGTCAAACACGCACCGCATTGACGAGTTGGAAGAACAGCAGAAGGAAACGCGCGCGCTTGTGCGCAGTGTGGACAAGCTTGCTCAGTCAGTAGAATCAATGGTTAAGGAACAGGAGCGTCAGGGCAAGCAGATCGACGCTCTTGAAAATCAAAAAAACGAAACGCTTAAATTCTGGCTGCGCACGATTCTAGCCGCAGTAACTACAGGGCTAATCGGCTATGCGTTAGCCTATATCATTAATCAATGAAAGGACGGTAAAAAATGAAAGAAAAAACAAAGAAATGGCTCAAGGCGGCAGGCGTTCGCGCCCTTAAGACCGCAGCTCAGGCGGCGCTTGCGGTTGTAGGTACAAGCACGGTATTTATCCACGAAATCAACTGGCTGCTTGTTCTCTCCGCCTCGGCTCTGGCGGCGGTGCTCAGCTTGATTACAAGCCTTGCGGGCTTGCCCGAGGTTGACAAGGAGGAATAAATATGAGCCTCGTCAACAAAAAAGGCGTCGATATTTCCTCTAACAACGGCAGAATCAATATGGAGAAAATCAAGGCGGCAGGCTATGATTTTGTAATGATACGCTGCGGCTTCGGCGAGGATATCGCCGAACAGGACGACACATACTGGGAGGAAAACGTCCGCAAGTGCGAGGCGGCGGGCGTGCCGTGGGGTGTATATTTCTACAGCTACGCCTGCTCCGACGCTTCGGCACGCAGTGAGCTGGCGCATATTCTCAGACTGCTCAGGGGCAAGAAACCACTGCTGCCCGTTGCGCTTGACATGGAAGATGCCGACGGATATCACGCCCGTCACGGCGGCTGGAACCGCGCAAACATCACAAGTGTCTGCAAGATTTTTCTCGAAGGCATCGCGAAAGCGGGTTATTATCCGATGATTTATGCCGGATTTGAGGAAAAGGACAACCTCATTTCTCCCGAGGTGTGGAACAGCCATGATATCTGGTTCCCGCACTGGGCGAGAGAATGCGGCTACAAGGGTGACAATCTCAGCATGTGGCAGTACGGCGGTGAGACCAACCTGATCGAGAGCAATTCGATTCCCGGCGTGGGCGTGATCGACAAAGACCTCTGTTACCGTGACTACCCGACTATTATCAAGGACGGCGGCTTCAACGGCTGGGGCGGCAAGCCTACAGTCGGGCACGGTCTGACTGCAGCTCAGGCAATGAGCGGCGCGCGCGGACTTGTCGGCAAGGACGAGGATCCTGACGAGTGCGACATCATGGAATGGTACGGCGGCTTCAATACCGATATCAACAGAGTGGCGTGCTGCTGTGCGGGTATGTTTTATCTTTTCCACAAGCTGAACGCCCTCGATCTGATACCCGGCGGCAAGGTTGCGGACTGCGGCTCGCTCGCTCGCAATTTCTACAACGCGGGACAGCTGCATCGTCCCGATGAAGTGCGCCCGGGCGACCTCGTTATATTCTCATGGAGCGGAAACAAGACGTCTGTACAGCCGCTGCGCGATCTCGGTTACAAATCCTTTGACCACGTTGAAATGATCCTCAAGGTATTTGACAATACAATACTCTCCGTCGGCGCGAATAACGGCGGCATCGAGTGCGACGATTTCCAAATCAAGACACGCAAGCGCTCCGACATTTCCGCTTGTTGCCGTCCGAACTACGCCGACGGCGGGGAAGAGGACACCGCGGCGACTGTCACCGAGGCGGTCTACGGCAATAAAAACGTCTATGAAATCCAGCAGTGGCTCAACAGTCATTTCGGCTTTGATATTTACATCGACGGCGTGTACGGTCCTCAGACGCGCGCGGCTCTTGTCATGGCACTGCAGACCATTCTAAACCGTGATTACGGCACGGATCTGGAGGTCGACGGAATCTACGGCAGACTGACGAGAAAAGCTGTGGTCAACCTCGAGCGCGGAGCCTACGGCGATTATGTCAAGGTGCTGCAGGGCTTTTTGATCTGCATGGGCTACGACACGGGAGGCTTCGACGGCGACTTCGGCGACAGAACCGAGGAATCAGTCAAAACCTTCCAGACAGTGCGCGGCTTGATTGTTGACGGCATAGCCGGTAAAGCAACTTTTGAAGAACTCACTGGGTAAAATGTAAAGTATACTTATACTTTAAGAGAATACAAATAAGATGTTTATTAAATGTAACCCGAATCCGTACCACCTGAAAACCGACGATTGTGTAATAAGGGCTATCGCTATAGCTGAAAATGCAAGCTGGGATAAGATCTATCTTGACTTATCTATATATGGTTTAATTTATGCTGATTTGCCGATACGGAATAATGTATGGGGCAGATTTCTGAATGATAGAAATTATGAGTATATTTCTATACCAAATACTTGCCCCTTTTGCTACAGAATCAAGGATTTCTGCAAAGATAACCCAAACGGTACATTTGTACTTGGTACAGAACACCATGCAGTTTGCGTTATTAACGGCGACTACTACGACACGTGGGACTCAGGCAGTGAAGTCCCGATTTACGGATTCAAGAAAGGTGATTAAAAATGGCATATAATAATTACATGTTTCCGCAAGGTTACTATCCTGCGATCATTCCACAGTATCAGCAGAATGTTCCGCAACAGCAGGCTCAACCTCAAAATAATGGCATAATCTGGGTGCAGGGCGAACAGGCGGCGAAGGGGTATCCCGTAGCACCGAATCAGTCAGTGCTTTTGATGGACAGCGAACAGAGCGCATTTTATATTAAATCAGCCGACAATGCCGGCATGCCGCAGCCATTAAGGATTTTTGATTATTCGGAGAGGAACACAAACCCAGTTCCGATGCAACAGGCAATACAACAGCCTGAACAAAATTTTGTTACGCATTCCGAATTTGAAGAAAAGCTTGGCGAAATCAAATCAATGATTAAAACAGCATCAAAGGAGAAAAAGGCTAATGGCAAACCCTCTGTTTAACCTTCTTAACAATTCAGCGCAAATTCCAGTTAACACGCCGATGGGAAATGCTATGGCGATGTTAAAACAGTTTCAGCAATTCAAAAACAATTTTCACGGCGATCCGAAAGCTGAGGTAATGAAAATGTTGAACAACGGGCAAATGTCGCAAGCACAGTTTAATCAGTATCAGCAAATGGCTCAACAGTTCCAGAGCCTTATAAAATAAGTCAAAACAACTCGCGAGGTTTTGAAAAATAAATTTTTAAAGGAGAAAACACATGTCAATCACAAGTGAAGGTATGACACCTGCGGACATCGCCGCAGTGACAGGCAACGACAGAAATGGTGGAGGATTTGGCGACGGCAGCGGCGCATGGTGGCTGCTCGTACTGTTTCTTTTTGCCGCAAACAACGGTTGGAATAACGGCGGCTGGGGTGGTAATGGTGGCAACGGCGGTGCTATTCCCTACATCGGTACGAACGCTGACATTCAGAGAGGTTTTGACCAGTCCGCAATTATGTCAGGAATTAACAACTTGACAACAGGACAGTGCAACCAGACCGCCACTTTGCAGAATGCGATTACACAGTCACAGATCGGCGCAATGCAAGGCTTTAACGGCATTACAGGCACTATTAACAATGGTGTGAACCTCTTGCAGTCCACGCTTATGCAGAACGAAATGAACCGTCAGCAGTGTTGCTGTGATACCAAACAGGCTATTGCAGATTTGAAGTACACAGTGGCAACCGAGAACTGCGCAGACCGCCAGGCGCTTTCCGACGGCGTTCGTGACATCATTGCAAGCAATACAGCTCAGACGCAGGCTATTCTTGATAAGCTTTGTCAGCAGGAACTTGACGCTAAAAATGAGACGATCGCGAATCTCAGAACACAGCTCAACATGCAGAATCTTGCGGCTTCTCAGACCGCGCAGACTGCTCAGATTCTTGCCAACAATGCGGCGCAAACTCAGGCGCTTGAGCAGTATCTGAACCCTGCGCCGATTCCTGCGTATGTAGTTCAGAATCCTAACTGTTGCCCTACGCAGAACAATTGCGGTTGTAATTGCGGCTGTGGTGTAGGTTAAGGAGGTAACAGAATGGCTGAATATGCCTATAACCCTGCACAGAGCGTGAATGCGGGCGCTCCCGTCGTTTTAAACACTGTAATTCCGTGCAACAAAGGGTTTATATACCACAGAGAACAAAGCGGTATTCTGGTATTGAGAGGTAAGGTCTGCGGCAATAACTGTTTTGCGCGTTATCGGGTTGAGTTTAACGGCAATGTTGCCCTTCCTGACGGCGGCACGGTTGGAGCGCCTTTGTCTGTAGCGATAGCTCTTGACGGTGAGCCGATTTTGACAAGTAAAGCAATCTATCAGCCCACAGTTACAGCTGAAGACCCCGTAACAAATGTCGGATTTGGAAATGTCACATCAACTGCGATTATAACAGTTCCAAAGGGCTGTTGTTTTAACATTTCGGTGGAAAATACATCTGAAAGCGCAACACCTGCTACTACTCCAGCACCAACCATTTTGGTTCAAAATGCCAACTTAACAGTGACGAGAATTGCATAAAGTGAGGTGAAATAAAATTGAGCTATAGATTGTACGAGGAAACGAAAGAAAAGTTTTGCGACGCCCTTGCTGAAATTATTGAAGGTAAGCAGAGATTTAACGCAGATGATCTCAGACTTGCAAAAGAAGCAATCAGCGGTTTGTATAAGGCGACTATCCTTATGGAAATGGAAAACGGCAACTATTCTTACGCTGACGGCATGAGTACTGCTAAGAGAGATAGTCGCGGCAGATATAGTCGCGACAGCGGTGACAATTATGGTCATCATATGGGTACTCGTGACGGTGGACGTAACTATTCCTACCGTTATTCACGCGACGAAGCCAAAAAGGATATGGCAGAGGAAATCAAAGAATTGATGCAGTATGCCGAGAACGAAACCGAAAGGTCAGTGCTTAGACAGGCGGCTGAAATGCTGAAGAACAATGCTGAAAAGTAATGCCGACAAAAGAAGAATTACTTAAGGCTATTAATGAAGTATCAAAACTACCGGATACTTATTCCAAATGTCAGAAGCTTGCAACCTTCTATGTTTTGCTCAATTCGTTATACTCGGAAGAAGACCTTAAAAACAATGTTAGCACACAATTTCAAAGCACAATTCCTGATTTGGGGGAAAGCGAATTTTTGCAGAAAGTTAAGGGGCATGACATAAATTTGGTGTTCGGTATTTTAGATGAATTAATGGATGCTGTTAAAGTTTTCAATCCTAAATTGTATAACAACACCATACAAAAATTATAGTCAAAAGGCGGGAGAATACCTCCCGCCTTTTTTCATATAACGCCCATTAGCTGAAGAATCAATTTTACATGGTCAACATTAGAAACACCGCCTACAATTGCCCCCGCAGATAGCCATTCACACAACCTCCATCGTTGTATCTTTTCTAAGTTTTCCTTGGTATCTCTCTTGCACTCAAAAGCAATAGTACGTCCTCTAATACTCCCCAGTATATCGGGTGTCCCACGCTCAGAGAAAATACTACCATGCATATTAACCGCTTTGGCTTGCGGTAACGAATTAACGTACTTGAGAATAGGCTGTACGACGGCTTCATATTCCAACCGTCGATCCCGATCAGCCATCCACAATTTCCTCAGGGTCTATGCATGGGTATTTCAGATGTTCAGTGAACTTGCGCGTGGGTATATCCTGCATCTCTGGTTTCTTCTCTTCTGTCCACATGGCGCACATTATGTTCCATGCCGCTGCAGCTAAATGGTCTTCATCAATTGCACCATCTATATACTTGAACAAGTGCCTAAGAGCTGAATCCATGAAGGAATGCATTGGGATTCCCAGTTCCCAGTTCCGTTCACCATGTGCTTCGGTGCCCGCTTCAAAATGCTTGGACAACCGAATTAAAGCGCACATCGGGAGTAAATCACATCTGCCCTTGCCTGTTTTGTTCTCACGTACCGCACCCGTACTAAACGCCGGGAATGCCTCTCCTGTGGCTTTCTTGGTATTCTCCTTGCACGAAGAACCATGGAGTGGACACTGTGCCCTCTGGTGTTCTTGAGTTTTTTCTTTGGCGTTCTTGGCGTTACAAGTATTATAGACCGGTTGAGCCAAAACCCTCATCTCCTCTCTCCCCCGCTATTGATTGGATACGATCAACTTGCGCCCACCGAATGTCCTGAATGGTGTGGAAAAGAACTTGGGCGAGCCTCATACCCTTGGTTACCATAAAATCCTGATTACTTAAATTGTGGACACAGATAAACAGTTCACCCGTGTAACCGTTGTCAATGATTGCCTCATTCACCAACAATTTGTGTTTGCGTAAAGTAGACGAGCGACCCGTAATCCTTGCATAAGTGAAAGGCGGCATTTTAATTTTAATTCCCGTGTGCACATCTTTAGTTTCATGCGGGCGGATTACACAGTCTTCACTGATGTACAAATCCCATCCTGCATCCCCTATGTGCTTCTTAAAGGGGGTTTTAGCCCCTTCTGCAGTTAATTCAAAGTCCACGTACTTGACCAATTGGAAAATCCTCCTCGTTTACTGTAACCATTGATTTAGCGCCGGTTCCAATGTATTTAAGCGGGTGATTTTTAGTGTTAATTCCACTCTCCTTAATAAATTCCATTAATCGTGTCGAATTTAACAAATCCTCAGGATGAACTGCATTCATCACGTTAGGGTCAATATAATCCGCGAATGTTAACGCGATGCAAGTAGGAGCATTTAAAAGACACGACTGCTTGAATAAATCCGCGTCCCATTCTGCAATCCTACGAATTTTCTGAGTAACAGTTGTTTTTTCTGGGACAACGTTTACACCCATTTTCTGTTGTAACTGTTCCCACGTAATTTCGTTCTTCATGTAACCGGAATTACCTGCTACACGGATGGGGAACGTGCGCACAACCATAAGAACATCAGTCACTCTGGAAGGAGCAATACCAACTTCAGAAATTATTCCTGCCGCATTAGTATCGATGCTTGTGCAGTAGGGGTAATGACTGTGAAGCAGGGACAGCCCGGATCCTTGAGTCCCTTCAATCAAAACGTTTCTACCCGTATCCTGTTCCATCGCGACAAGTAAAGGTGTGTTTTCAGAGATGCACTGTTCAAGTCCATATTCATGCGCTACGTCTTTAAATCGTTTAAACACCTCAGTGTCACGGTGAATACGAGCTTCACGGGCTGCGCCCACGCCCTCACCAGTAGACCCTATTTTTTCATTAAACCACCCGTTTTTTCCACCTTCGGCATCACGGAATTTTTCACTCAGTATGCCCGCTTCAGGGTCGATGTGAAGTCTGAATAAGAAATCAGGGTAGAATTGAAGAACATGTACCAACTCTTTCATGAACTGTTTCATGTTCAGTAATGCACCCCTGCCAATGATAATATCGGCGTTGGGGTTAATCCATCCACATGGGATTGACTGCATGACGTGTTTTTGACCTCGCCAATAAATTGTGTGACCGGCATTCGGACTACCTACACGAACATGAACGTCATATTCATTAGCAATATGGGCAACTACTGCGCCCTTGCCCTCGGATCCATATTGACCGCCAACTAAAACTGTTAATTTACCTTTGTTCATTTTATCCTCCGTTTAATTAATTTACGCAAATATTTTAAAAGCCAATCAAAACCATCGTCTTCAGAAACGAATTCCAAATTGTGGTCGTCTATATAAATGTCAGCGTATACTTTTCGCGTCCCGCTTGGGTAAACGCTCTTGTATTTAGCAATGTTACTGGGTGCATTCTCATTAACGGCACAAAAATGCAGCCCATAATCTTCACACCATGTGACCGCCTCAACCAATCTATTATCTGTACGCGATGTCCATAGAATTACTTCATGTCCCATGTCAATTAGTTGACGAACTAATGAGATCGCTTCGTAGTTTGGTTTACCGATGCTGGGGAATTTATTCTCACATAGTATCCCATCGAAATCAACTGCAATTATCAATGTGTCCACCTCCTTTTGAATGTGTCTCCTGTGGCTTCTTTGGTATTCTCCTTGCGTTGGACGAGTCTGGACAGGCAAGCGGGCGTATGTAATCTCTAACGCAAGAGAAAGCCAAAAGAGCCAAGAGAACTACATATGTTATTACTCCCATTTTCGGAATGTTCCCCACGATTTGCCGAACTCAATATCGACTCCCGGTGCAGGGTCAAAATCAAAATCCGTCATGATTTCTCTGATAGTAGGCAGTGCAACCTGCAAATTGTGATCGGGGATCTCGAAAATTACTGAGTCATGTACTTGCATTAACATGTACCCACCGAGATCCCTAATTGCGGGAAACAATCTCGATATTGCAACTCTAACCATTTCGGCAACGCCACCTTGAATCAAATTACTCATTGCTTTATGCGGGTCTGCTTGGGGAACGTTAAAATGCCTTAACCTACCTGTCCAAAGTTCTATATATCCGTTTTCTTTGGCGAAGTCCTCGCATTGATACATCAACTTTCGGAATCCGGGGTACAGAGCGTGATATTTTTCCAAGTAATCCTTACCAGTGTTGAAATCAACCCGTAATGATTCTGATAGGTGCTTAGCACCTATGCCGTAAATAACCGAAAAGTTAATTCTCTTGGCTGCGTTCCTTGGGATGCGTAATCTTTCTGCCGTGGCTGAATGCAAATCAGCGTCGGATTCAATCAATTCTTTCATGACTGGATCCTTGGTATAATGCGTCACCAAACGCATCTCAGCTTGTTTGTAGTCAGCCTGTATCATAGTGAATCCCTCTCGTGCAGTGAACACATCTTTAACCTTAAACACTTCAGTTGCCTTGGCTACAGCCTGTAGATTTGGGTTCGAGCATGAAAGCCTGCCGGTATAAGTACCAATCAAGTTTAGTGAGGGGTGCAAGCAGTCACTCCCATCAACTAAACTCAAATACGGCGTGTAGTATCTGCTGTCCACTGACTTCCAGCCTCGCGCTTCTTGTACTAGTTTAGCATTTTCTGCGTCTTTACCGCCTGCGTCCATGAGGATTTGTAAATTTTCTGCTGACGAGGATTCCACACCGAGAAAAGCACACACCTTCTTCGATGAATTGGGATTCAATTCAAATCCTGCCGCCTTATTCAATCGCTCTTGTGCATCTGCCAAATGGTGTACTGCCTCAGTCTGATACTGTTTAATTAAATTGGTATCAACGTGCATCCCTCTATGTTCCATCAAAGTAACAATATATGAATAATAGTTAATCTGTTTCCATATGTCATAGAGTCCGAAGCACTTTAGAGCGGGTTTGACTAGATCCAGTAATTTTCGTGTCAGTCTAACGTCATCGCATGCGTATGGTTCCACGTCTGCCGGAGGCAATACGTACATCATGGATTTAGTGTTATTGGCGGCTCTCGGGGAGCGGGAACATTCAATCCCCCGCTTCTGACATTCCTCGAACACTTTATTCTCCAGTATTGACTCCTGCAGAGAACCATCCCCGATGTGGTATCGGTCAGAAATGCTCTTGAGCTTGAAGTCTGGCTCGTTTTCATTAAGTAAGTGTACGGCAAGCATCGCATCCTCAAAATTAGGCGCAATATCAATACCATCAAAAGCCATCATATGCAAATCGTAAGAGTAGTTAAAACCACCGTATGTCCTGTGAGGGTTGGAAAGATACTCTTGGAAAAACCCAAAACAATCGAGTGGTAGATTCCCTCTCGCATGGCGGAACGGGAAGTAATAGGCGTCATTACCAATGTCTACAGCAATACCAATAACTTGATCTCGAGCACGTTTGGCGTTACCATAGATTGATAAACCTGTAGTTTCAGTATCAACGCAGGGGTCTGTACAAGCCAACAATAGTGGTTTAACAGCTTCGAATTGT